AGGAAGGTTCAATGATTGGTTCATACTTGAGTTTGGTTTCGGTCTGGTCCATTTGCTCCCAAATTGTATAAAGTTTGCTATACAATGTTGGAACACTTCCATATTCACGGGCAATTAGGTGTTCGTCTCTTCCATCAACTAATTGAAGTGCGGAGAGCAGTACTCCAATCTCATGAACATTCAGCGTGATTTCTGTTTCTGTCATTTTCCTCTTGTTGTCTTAAAAACATAATTTGTAGATTGATTTGCTGAACCTCTTTCAGTAAGTTCATTTTGCGTTTTGAGAGTTCAATGATACTTTGTTCAAAATCAGTCATTTGAATTCAATCCTCTCAAATAATAGCATACCAAGGTCAAACATCAAATCATCGTCCATTTTTCCCATCTTATCATCGATGGCATCCATAACCAACTGCTGCATACACTCTGTAAACTTTTCACTCATATAAATGTACTCAATCACTTCTGGTTTGAGTGCATCAGCAATCTTACTGACTGTTTTAGGGGAGAGCGGCATCATTAAAAAAGTTCCAGTTGAGTGAAAAGAATGTGGTCACAGCAGGTATCATCATCCTGCAAATCAATCATCTCAGTATCAGTGAGACAGGTGAGTTTACCGAACAGAAAGTCAATAAACTCATGGTCTTCCTTAGTGAACATGGCAGTCTGGGTTTCCCCCCCGTTGATGTCCTTATTATAGAGCACCCAGAGAGCGTTTCCAGGTGCCCTGTGCCACTTCTCACACTGTCATGGGTTGCTTAAAGTACAGTCCAGCACGCTGCATCATATCAATCAGTGCTGCCTGAATCTCCTCCAGTTCTTCTGCATCAACATCGGATTCCCAGAAATCTACCATATCAAACTCTTCGAAGTTCACAGTTCCGTTCTGATACATTGGAGCATAGAACAATTCACCCTCGGTGCAAATAGTATAAATGCAACCGTGATTTTCAACAGTCAGGAACACGCCAGAAAATTGTGCGGAGGACATAGTAGGAACAGCAGTTTCTTTGGAATGTTGGAAGTGCATTGTGAGAAAAACGGGAGATTTAATGTGAGATTTGCGGAATCAGCACGCCATCGGAGAATAATCAGAACCAGCATATGCTTCCAGGTTGAAGTCAGTCACCGTGGCACCGTTTGCAATGTACTGATTCACATCATAAACCATATCGGATTTGGTGATGGTGGCAAAGGTAACCATCTGAGTCCGCTCACATCCAGGATGCCAGGTCACACGGCGAACAAAACGCTTGCCACTGGAAACGGGATAGTAATCAATTTGCTTGGCGGCGTTCAGGAGTTGCATGGGTGTCTCTCGATTACCTTGTAATTATACTGCCTGCCTCAGGCGATTCGGGAAGAAGGGTGCCACCTCTCCAGCTGGCACACCCTGTTTGTCAATTAAGTACCATTCATATAACCTTTCTTCCTCTTCCCGTGCCTCAATTTCATGTGGTTGATACCAATACTCCCAATTTTCCACTGGTGTTTTACAATAACACAATTTTCCATAACGGTGCCGCAGCGAACCACGTATCCACTGTGCCATGTGGGTCAGTTCATGAAAAAGAGTTTTTACATACAACTCCTTGTCCATGTAAGTGTCAAGTTCTATAAGAAAATGTCGTGGGCGTTGAGTATCACCCACAACATCACAATACCCATGAACTCCTTCACGTTTCAGACCACGATGCACAATATCAATTGTAAGTTTGTGTCGTGGAAAGAACTCATTTACAAACCAAGAGGCAACACTCTCACATAGGATTTTAGAATAACCGTATCCAGAAGCAATGATGTAAGACATGAACCCCAGTGAAGAAACCAAACAAAACTTGAAATGAAGATAAGTTTATGTGTCGCAGTCATCCCCAAGCACTCATAAACTCATCCATACTGAAGATATCATCCGTTGCTGTTTCTTCCATCAGTTCATCATAACTCATTTCTTTCAGCATCTCCAGGTATTCTTCGGGCGTTGCATCTTCATCGGGATCGAAATCATCATGGCAGAGAAACACATACTCATTGTAGAGTGCGTCGATTAGTTGTTCCTTACTTGGCATACAAGTAACCTCCTGCCCAATCTGCATTTTCCAGCAACCATTCACGCTGCTCAATCAGTCGCAGGTCATAACGAACACCTTTGGCAGGAGACTTCCAGGAAGCAGACTTATACACTTCACCAGTCTTCTTATCTACGAAAGCGTGAACACTACGGGAAGGATCACGGTTCTCATTAGGAATCTCCATAATGATTTTGAAATACTTACGTCCTTCTTCAGGATAGAACTTATACACAGGAGCATCGTAACCACCGACTTTGCCGTGATTACGGGACTTGAAGTTATCCACAAGGGCATCACACAGCATCAGAGTCCACTTACGAACATTCAGTTGGATGGTGTTCCTGGCGTCTTGAGTGGCGCAGTAGTCAGCGAAGGTGGAAGTCATCGGTTGCTTGCGTATGAAAGTATTATAGGGCATCCTAGGCACCTGTCACGGTGCCCTGTGCCACTTGTTCAACTGGATTAAACTGCAAGTGCTCCAGTGGGGATTTCAGCAACTTCGGGTTGTTTGTTATCAAATTCGTGCATATTATAGCACACCCATTCACCATCGCGGAAGATGTAATGATACTCCTCACCAATACCTTTGAGTAGATATTCTCCAAGGTTATTATCAAGGCGAGGAGGAGTATTTTCTCCACGCTGAGAGTAGTATTGAGGACCATAAACTCCCACCACACCAGTGTCATCCCAGCGGTCATCAGTCCAGCAGCAGGACATATCACCACCGTCAATCAGTTCGGAAGCAGGAGACTTTCCGTTGTAATGAGTCTTCAGGATGCGACCCAACCACTCAGGATAACCATCATAGTGGTGATAAACGGAGAGCACAGAACCATCAGAGAGTTCAAGACCGATGCGAGCACGAGTTGCCATTGGGGCGTCTGTCGATTACCTAGTTATTATAGGGCATGAAAAAGGGGCGTTTCCGCCCCGTGGTCCAGTTCTCAAACTGGTGCATAGAGTTGCCCGTACTTACCAAATACACTCTTGAATCGCTCAATATCCTTACCAAGATATACAATGGCAGATTGAAATGGTGCCGCACCTTTACCAGAACCGAACTTTAGACGTTTGTTGACGGCAATCCAAGGATATTTTGCCACAGAGTTCCACCATTTTGTAGAAACGTCCAATTTGATTAGAAGAACCATTTCTTCGGCATTTCCACATTCGTATTGGTGTGCAGCATAGGGCACCCACTCTTTACTATTAGAATATGGGTGATTCATAAAAACCTTACCCATCCATGGATGTGCTAAACCATTTGTCTCTTCGGTATAGAGTGTCTTTGCGGGTACATTAGGATTATCAACATCATTACAACACGGGTCAGTATCAATCTCTCCACCAAAAAACTTAACAACATCCCCAACAAATTCCACTGGAGTATTCCAACAATCAGTACGATTGCCAGTAGTAGCAGTCAGTGCTTTTAGTGCAGTTGAGGTCATCAAAGATACTCCGAAACAAACTGTTCGTGGGTGATGATACGAACGTCAGGGTAGATACTGGACATTTTAGCACGAAACTCTTCAGAAAGATAGTAGTCTTTCCATTTCCATGCTTTATCTGGTCCTGCTAGAACAATGGTTGCAGATTTATATCCATGGTCATCAATAGCATGTTGGAGTTTCATAAACTCAAACGGAATCTTCTCTTCTGCAGTACCCTGAACTCGCTGATACTTCAAACTAATCAACTCATTATCATTCAAAAGTATATCAACATAGTGTTTACCACCATTACGTTTTTTACCAACCATTACCTGAGATCTAACAGAATGGTCACTATAACTTTCTAGAAGATTTTCAACCTCAGTTTCATAGTTGGTTCCAGTGGTGGTGTCTCTGGACATTGTCTTCTCTCGATTACTTAGGTATTATAGAGCATAAAAAAGGGGCGTTGCCGCCCCGTGTGCCACTTATCAAACTGGTTCAATCATCGTAAACTAAACACTCTGGTGCTTCAGGATTGGCATCACAATAGAGTTCAAGTGGAGAGGGATCGTGATGGTCACCTGCTGCAATCTCTTTTTTGTGATTTTCTGCGTATGCTTCCAGTTCTTCTAATTCACCTTCGATGTGACGACGTTGTTGTGGGGAGGTTGTTGGGTCTTGAAGGATTTCTTTATCCTTTTCAATATGCTTTTCGATACTTTCCATTGTTTTGTAACGTGATAATACTTATTTATTTTGCTCTTTCATTTTTGCCACAAGATATTCGGCAAATGCTTCCATTTTTTCTGGATGGATAGCACGGATACCAACATCATTCACTGCAATAGTGATGCTTTCAATCTCATTTTGTGTGAGTTTTTTGCCTTGTGATGGAAGAGTCATTGGTCTCTTTTGATATGTCCCAATGTTAGCATCTGCTAACGTAATATCTAGGATACTTAATTATTTTTTTAGAATTGAGTTACAGTTCTTATTCCTCAGTAAAGTTTCCAAAGAATCCACTGCTTCCAGGTTCACGGTTTTCAAGTTTGTCCAAAAGTGCATCAGTGTGGATTACAGTGTCAATTTTTTGAATCATATCAGCAATGACACTACAAACCATTGGACGTTCTTGACGTGCTGCAAATGCAAGTGCATTACGAAGCGATTGTTCTGCTTCTTTCAGAGATTCTTCAACAGATTTAGATAGTGCCATTTACTTCCTCACAATTACGGTAGAATATCCCGTTTACATAGCAGGATTTACCAGATTCATAGTATTTTATCACAGGTGTAGGTGTTTGTCTAACATTGCAGAGTTCACCCTGCTTTTCAATAAAGTTTCCCATGCACAAAGATGCGGCAAGAGGTGCAAGAAGTTTAATAGTATACATTAGGTTCCAGGAGTCCACTCAAAACCGCCTTCTTTGCGGATTTCTTCTAGTTCTTTATCTTTAAAAGGATTTTCTCGATTCAAATCATTCCTATCATACTCAAAGTAATACTTTGACTTTTCGTGTCCTGCATCAAGTTTGGCACGGAGTGCTTCGTAATCTCTTTCTTTTGCTTCAAACTCACGAACTTGTTCTTTACTATGCTCTTCTGGATAATATGTTTCCTCCCAGAAATCAACCCAGTCTTTTTTAGTTGGTCTAGGAAACTTTCCACCTGCTGCATCATATTCCCACGGTTCATCGTTTCCAACACCAAAGTCAACTTCACGATGACCCTTGAGAAGGGAAAGAAGTTCTACACTCTTAGTGAGATACTTCTTGTGACACTCTACACTCTCATCCACGCACTTTACAATGGTGTCATAGATGTCTTGTGGTGTAAGATCCTCACAGTTTAGAGCATCATTCACCCAGTTATCAAGTTGTTCAAGAGAATACTTCTTGTAGGAAAAATCAGAACTCAAATACTCAGAAGTCATCGAGGTAATCCTTGATTGCTTGCTCCATGATACTCTGAATTTCCTTCTGTGTCAACTGGTTCATCCAGGACCATCTTGGGTCTTGTGGGTCCCAGTCCATTGTGAATGACCCGTCCTCATTTTGTGTTATTTTAAGAGTATCAGCATCCATCTTTCTTAAATTGTTTACGACACTTTTTAACTTCTTTGAGTTCTTCTTTGATACGTTGATATGCTTCCTCTGATGAAAGTTTTTTTGCCATTTCCATAGCAATAATTACATCAACTCTTGTGCCAAAGTGTTTTAATGCTGTTTCGAAGCAATCGAGTTCTTCATACATCACCAATACTCCTAATTTTTTCGATCAAAATATCTATTCGAGCATCTAAAGAATTCCAACACTCATAAAGAGAGTTAGTTTGTTCGACATTTGCATCTTCAAGAAGTTTAATACGTTCTTCAAGTTGTTCAAGTTTTTCCATGATAGATTCTTCGGGTTCTACTCCCCACTTCTGAAAAAACCAATAAGGATTTGATTTAGTCATGAGTTTTTAACTCCACATTGAGTTTGTGAATTTCTTGTATGACCCAGATCATTTCTGTTTGAAGTTTAGCAATTTTATCATCATGTGACTTCAACCAGTCGTAGTTTAGATTCTGTTCATAATCTGGTTCTATTTTATGCTCGGGTCTCACCCAGTCTGGTGGAGTAGAGGATTTCCATGGATAGAGAATATACTCTAGTTCTGCAACAATACCCCATAACCATATGCGAACAGCACGAATCATAACTTACCACCAACTACTCCATCATTCACAACACGACTGGTATCAGAAGACCATCCTTCTTGCTCACCTTTCAAGTAAAATCTGGTCATTTGAATACAAACATCTTTTGTCAATGCAGTAATCAATTCACGACCATCTTTCATTGCACTATGCCACAAACCATATTGTGTTTCATAAACACGAAAACAATTATCAATCCATTCGTGTTCTGCAATTTCAGGGTGTTCCTTCGGTGTTTGTTGCTGATTGTTCTGTTCCGTCATTGTTTTCTCTAATAAAACCAAAGGGTCCGATTTTACCACTCTCTTCGGAGCGTTTTTTTAGTACAACCATAGCAAGAGACTCCATAATTTTTAGGATATCTTCTGCTTTTGCACCTTCACCAAGTTCTTTTGCAATGTAAAAATACTTATCAAAGAACTCTTTACCGTACTTTTCGTAGTCTTCTACTGTTATTGGTTGTTCTTTCATTTACCAACTCCATAATCTGGTGCAGCATCCTCTTCAAGTTTTTTAATATCAGGATGTGGTGCATAGAGAGGACCTTGGTAATCGTGGGGACGATTGACTCTATTATTGACCACAGTTTTGTGGAGTTGTTTGAGTGCTTCAATGGTCTCAGGAGTTTCTTCCCACTCCCAAGTTTCTCCACCTTTTCCTGTAAAAGTTTTTTTAGTCATTTTTTAGGGTCTCCAATACTTTGGCAAAATGCATATCACCGTGTATGTATCCAAATATGATTATACCAATAGTTGCCAGAAAAAACAACCCCAACATAATCACATTAGGAACTGGGGGTGTCAATATAGTATGTTCCTTTTTTGAGTTTGTATCGCTCAATGTGTTTTGTTCTGTGCTCTTCACATTGGAAGTGGCAGACTCGATGTTCTGTTCCATCTTGATACTCTAGGCGATAGGTGAACGTTTCGTAAGGGAACATTTGCTCAGGAGTTAGTTCTTTGCGTTTGAATGTGGGTTTGGGTTCAGGTTTCTTCCTGGTCGTAGATTTTGTTGCGTTCTTTGTAGATTTCTTTGAGACGTCTGCTGATTGCTTTACTTTTATCTGAGTGCTTGTTGTTTTTCTTTTCGGCGGTGTTGTTGTGGTAGTCTTGCCAGAAGTTTTCGTCGTAGGTTTCTTCGTGGCAGTTTTCTTTACCGAAGGTTTCTTCGCAGGTTGCTTCGATGTAGGCGTCTTTGATGTCTTTGCCTTCGCTTTCGGAGTTGTAGTAGTTTTCTTCCTTGGTGGCATTACTAATCATTTGAATCCTTTTACTTCCTTTTTATCTAACACTTCAATATGTGATAGAAATCCGTTTTTTTGAAACCAAGTTAGTTGTGCAGTTTCCCAGTTGTCAACTACAACACTCTCACCAGTTTTTGATACAATCTTGTAGTTATGTCGATCATAAGACTCATACGATGATTGCTCAAAGTATTGAGGATCGTCAGGAGAAATAAGTTGTGTCATTGAAACGACTGTTCAAGTTTATTGATACGGGTAAATTCTGCATATGCTTGTTCAGAACGCTCCGAAAGAATATCCAGAATGTCAGCACGAATCACATCCGTATCGACATAATCATCAAAATACTTATCCAACGCTTCTTTCAGGTAGCGTTTCCTGTGCCACTCTGGTGAATAGGGTCGGTAGTCCATAATAAGGTGTTTCTATGCAGGTATTATAGCACTATGGGTTCTGTGGGTCAATACCCAAATCATTAAGATAACTTATCCACCACTCTGGATTCCGCTGCATCTGCCATTGTGGAACTTCTAAACCACGTTCAGAATACCACTCAAACAGGGCATCATCTATAATCTGTTTTACTTCCATATTCCTCTTCCTCTTCATCAACGTCTGCATATGCATCTGCCACATAGGGTCCGTGTGGTTTGAGTGATTCTTCTCTGACATAAGTTTGCTCTTCGTTGACAGCAGCAATCCACACACTTAATTTCATAATAATCCAAATCAACGCCAATGGTGTGAAGCAACCGATTAGGATTATTGGGTTCATTCATCTATCTCCCAACACTTTTGGAATTTGTTTCTTAATTCATTTATCTTATTTCTTTCCTGAACTTCTACAATGTAACCATTTATTTCTTTCTCTTCCTCAGTCAACTCCATACGATGTTTGAGTTTGATATCAATAAGACGCACCATATCCATGTAGTATTCTGGGTTCTTACTAACAAACTCATCGTAAGTCATACAAACATTCCCTGCTCTTTCATAAAGTTGAGAGTTTCTTTCATACTACCAATGTGCCTAAACCCAATGTTGATTTGCGGGTATTCGGCATCTTTACCAAACTCTGCTTCAAATCCCCTTTGAGTGAAATGTTCACCTAGTTTATATTCAAGGAACTCACCACCAAGGGTCTTCAAGAGAGATGTCATTCTCTCACATTCTTGACTTCCGTTAGAATAGATTACTGCGGTCATTCTTCCTCCTTGTATTCGATTGAGATTTTTCTGGTGACATTACCACGACTATCTTGAATGATATAACTGTTTATTTCACCACCCAATTCTTTCGCAATTTGATGAAGTCTCCACCAGGGAACACTCTTTTCCCTTTTACCTTCTACCATTTTACTCTGTTTGTCATCCCAGATATAGTTATGGACTTTTCCATCTTTATCAATAACTTGATAATCAACCTCAGTCACGTTGCCTCCAATCGTCAGGGCGGTCTTCATTAAACCAGTCTACAATCTCATCAGCACTACCAAAACCAGTGCGATGATTTGATGGGTCAGGGTCACCCAATCCCATCTTATTCATAAAATCGTCCATACTACCTTCTACCATATCAGGATTGGCAGCACGTCCTCTTGCTTTCTTGAGCATTTCTCTGGCAGTGGTATTTGCTTTACCAAGTTTTTCTGCCCAGATCATATCCTCAAGTTTGACTTCTTCTCCATTCGCAATACACTTACAAATGAACTCAAGTCTAAGTCTGTATTGTGTAGAAAGCATACTATTCTTTCTCTTTATCTGTATTTATTTTTGCCATCATCTCTTCTGCCAGTTTAAGAGAACGACGGTATATGAGATATTTTACCACAGGATTGCGTGGATTGTGTAAAAACCACCACCACTGGCGTTGTGTGTATGCTTTTACTAACTTTGTGACATAAAAAAACGCAGCGGCAACGCTCTCATCAGTTACGATGAAATACGCTGCCACTGCGAACAGTGAGAATATTATGTAGTGGGAGTCCATCAGTGAAACTCCTGGTTCCTACGCTCATCCAAATACCTAATGATTTCTTCTCGCCATTCCATCAACTCATGAAAACACTGCTGATTGTGAGCACATTGCCGCAATTCTGAATCTGGTTTGAGAACACTTTCATAAAACAGACCAAGTGCATCACGGCGCTTTTCGTGTTTATCAGTCATAGGAACTCCTCAAGAGTTGACGTTTGCTTTTTCTGGATTTTAATCTGTTTCTTGATAAAGTCAACAGATTGTTTGTAAGTCTTAAACTCTCCTACGTGTTTGCCATTATGTATAATTGCAAACCCTTTTTTCTTGCCAGCAAAGGGAATTGCTGCCCACATTCCATCGTTTGTAACGAAACCTTGCGGATCTCCTGGTGTGGGTTCAAGAATACCAGGTCGATCGATGTGGGGTTTGAGAAACTTACCCATCAAAAAACAGCAGTCACACTCACAACCTTAGCGTTAGGATTACGAGCAAGGGCAACTTGACGAGCATCCTGATAGTCACGGGCATGAACCTTTTCAACAAAAACTTTACCAGCAACGTAGAGTTTCACTTCGCAGATCATGGTGGTTTTCTTTGATTACCTAGTAATTATACTGGAGAAATGGGAGGGAATTGTGGCGAGTGTGCCAGTATCAGCGGCGGACCACTGAAACGGCAGGCAAACCCTGATTGAAAACGGTGTCTACCACCGCCTGAACGCTCTTGGCGGTGCTGATGCCTACCTTATCGTAAACGGGCACGCACACCAGTCCGAACGTCTTTGCAGCGCCTCCTAGGCGGATGACACGCCCGATGCTCTGAGAGATACCGATATAGTCCATGTTCCGCATGAACAGCACTGCCTCAAGACCGCTGACGTTGATGCCTTCAGACAGGATGCTGTGATGGAGAACCACGAACTTCTTAGAGGAATCCTTACCCCAGGCATTCAGAGTGTCAAAGAATACCTCACGGTTGACCTTCTGCCCATCAATAATGGCACCAGTCTTGCTGGTGATATACATGCAGGAATAACCACGCTCCGCCAGTTCCTTACGGAAGTCAGATTCGCTCAGCAGTTTGACAATCTGCTTGGTAGAACGAGCACAGATGAGAATCTTATCCAAGGAATTCTCATCGATGGTGTCCAGCAGGTTCTGAGAATCACGGTCGGCAATCATCTGCTTGTCCTGAACCATGTCCAGTTGCTTGACAACAACCTTGGGCGGCAGGATGTAACCTTCCTCCACCAGTTTGGGAGCAGGAACGTTGCAGATTACGTTGCCATAAACCTCAGGGTCATTCATCCCAGGTTTGGAAACAGTAACAGAGTGCTTAGGAGTAGCAGTGAAGAAATAGCAGCGAGTAGCAGTAGAAGAGAAGTGCTCCGTAGCAGGGAAAAAGTTACGTTGGACTGAATTGTGCGCTTCATCAAAGTAAATGCAATCAACATCAATCTCTGCCTCCATGAGACGGGGAAGAGAATGATAGGTGGTAAAGATTAGTTGCTTACGATATGCTTGCTCACTCCAGTGACGAATCACAGCGGGGCGAGTGCTGCTGAAGTGATGAGTCTCACCGCTGTGAACGTGCATCACGGCAACATCAGTGTGAAACTCAAGGAACTCGGCAGAGAGTTGCTCGGCAAGCAGAATACGGGGAGCAACCACAACCACGATACCACGATCACAGGCATCCAGATACTCAAGAGAATCTTTAATCATACACATGGTCTTGCCACCACCCGTGGGGATGATGACCTGCCCTTTGTCGTGCGCCAGCATAGCGGTCAGAGCATCTTGCTGGTGGGGGCGGAGTTGCATCACTTCCTCATCGCGTATGGGACTATTATAGCAGAAAGGGATTCCCGAAGGAACCCTCTGTGCCACTAGAAGAATTGGTCCAGCGTCATCTGTACTGGTGCTCCGTTGAATTGATAGTGATATTCTAACGCATCAGCATTAACATAGTGTGGATGATCTGCCGAAACACCGATCCTTTGACACAACTCTTTATGATTATCTTCCATGAACTCTACAGCATAGAGCATATTATTCACAATATGTTCTTCCGAGTGATACTCCAGAAGAACTTCTTTCAGAGCCAGTAACAAATTGCCGTTACCAGCAGAGTTATCCAAGAAAGTAGAATTAGGATCCTGAAGCATCTCTTTGGGGAACTGTTCCAGGATATATTGAACCAATTCTACTGGAGTAAAAACTTCTCCCGTTTCATTGATTCTATCATCAGATCTTTCAATCTCCGATCCAAGATTAGAATTGTGTTTGTTTTTACTCATTTCATATAAGTTTCAATATGTTGTACTTCTTCTTCAGTGATATTAAAGAGATTATACACGTATTCGTTGGTTTGTTCAATACTATCCAACCTGGGCATGTGACGGATCAAACCTAGATTAACCTGAGCAGCATTGGCAAAGCAATACATAACAAAACGACCAAGGCGAGAGCGAGAAAGGAACCAAGCATTATCTTCTGCCTGCTTTACATTATCCATCACCCACTTAGTACCATGAATGTTAGTTTCATTCACACGACAGATAAGAGTTTTCTCACCACCCTTTGGAGTCGACTCACGATACCTTTCCCATACACTATCGATATAAAGGAAATTCTCACCATTAGACTCAATCAATTTACCAAAATCTGAGTTGAGGACTTTACTGATGATCTCAGTTCGAATAAGAGAGGGGTCAACAATAGCAGTAGGAGTTTCTAGAGATTGGCGAATGGTAATACCCTCTTTTAGGTATTCAAAATCACACTCATTGAACTCTTCCATCTCTTCCTTAGTGGCATAAAATCCACCAATAGATGTAGCAACACCAGGGAAGAAGTGGTTCAAACTCGGATACACTTTATGGAAACGTAACCATCCACGAAGAGTTTTTGCTGCCTGAGAGAACGGAGCAAGAAAACGATTGGGAATAATTACAAGATAGTGCCCACCATCCTTCAACAATTCCTTCTGCTTCTTTACATGCTTAAGGTAATAGTTAGGATTGTTACCAACATTATAGGGAGGATTGGTAAGAATAGCATCAAATTTTCCAGTGGGACTCATATCTACAGTAATCTTTTCTTTATATACAGGGGCAAGACTCAGGATTTCTTCATCAACAGTAATATTCTCGTATCCATTATCTACCAAATATCTAGTAAACCCACCATGAGCATCACCAGTTACAAGTAGTTTAGCATCTTTTGAGATATTTTCAAAGTTTTCTGCCCATGATTTAAGCAAAGCAGGACGAACCTGACGATGATAATCCTGACACTTATTCCGTGCTTCCTTGCGTTGCTTAGCAGTAATTAGAGTCCCATCTTTCTCACATTGATAGAAGAACTCACTCATACGATGAATAACACCTTCAATAATAGAAAGTGCTTCCTGTTCATCATAATCCGAAACAAGGAAATCTGGAGAACGTCCCTGTTCAGATACTTTATTGTATTTCTGGAACCCTACCTGCTCCAACTCACTATGAATAAAGTGATCTGTCAGTTCAGGATGAACATCAAATACCTTATAAACATGAGGACGAGAAATGAAGTGAGAGTAATCCCTATTAGCAAAGCGAAGTTCTACATCATCCTGGGACGTGTATCCAACAAAACATCCAAAACGTCTCCTGCCAAGATCATAGAGTTCCTTCCACTCCTGGCAGGTTTGTAGATAGATTTTCATAATGTAGGTAGAGCTGTCTCTTTGACCTCAACAAAGGTATTCTACTCACAATCTAAGGATGTGTCAAGTCTTAGTGAAGGTCGGTAAAGGTTCCAGAACTAGTTTTGACTCTTAATGTTGCCGCAGTTGTATTGAACACAACAGAACCAAGAGGAATATTGGCATCATTGGCAAGGGTTGTTTGTTGTGTATTATTAACTTGTGGGAATGCTATTGCTTCAATAGAACCACTTGTGCTGACATGGACAATTCTTACAAAACTATTCGATGAGTTATTGGTAGAAATACCAAGTCTTGCACAAGAATCAACACTGTCATAATACAGAGCACCAAGAACTTGTTGTCCGCTGCCAGCAGGAAGTGATGTATCATTAATTGTTGCATCACTTGGAGTATTAACAAGTTTACCAAGTGCAGTTGCATTAATTGATGGTAGAATCAGTGGACTTGATGAACCACCCAAGTCCATGCAAGAACGAGGAATGTGAGTATTAACACCAACACTGAATTGGTATGTGTGATCATCAATACTTCTCGTATCAATATATTTGACGGTTCCAGATGATTTATCATGTAGACCAGGAACAAAGATTGCGGTTCCAGAAGTATCTCCAAGAACACCGATGTTTCCTCTTACAAATGATCTTCCATAGTCAATAGGTCTCAGATTTCCGTATCCAGTTCTACCATCACCAGGAATGGCAGTTGTTCCAACACCAATGGAAGAACCAGATTCTTCATAGATTGTGAGATTGTTTTTAATAACTGCCGAACCCTCAACAGTAAGCAATAAATTAGAAACGTCTAAATCTGATGCTGTATCTGTTCCCAGCGTTGCACCTGCCATGAATGTTGCGACACCAACCGTTACTTTGATGTCGTCCGTATCAAAATCTTGAGCAGTAATTGTCGTAAATGTACTGACTCCAGTTGAGTTGACATTTCCGTTTATATTTGCATCGAAAGAAACAAGTCCACTTCCAAGAGTAACTTCATTTCCACCAGTTCCAACGGTAAGAACACCAACAACCTTTGCATCCTGAGATACAAGCAAATCTCCAGTAATGTCTAGTGCCTTGGTTGGTACTGCCTTGTTAATGCCAGTAAATCCTTCATGACTTACAACGAGTAAATCATTTCCACCCTGTGTGACCTTGAAGTCTGATGAAGTATTAATACCAGTACCAGTTGCAAGATTAACACTAATGTTGCCACCAGCATCCTTGTTGTTGATTTCAAGGTCTGTTCCATTATATGAAACGGATGCAGAATCATTAGTAATACCAATTGATCTCGATAGAGTCAGTGATGAAGTTGCATTTGTTGAAACTAATTGAACATCTGCAGCACTATATTTGATAACCTGAACGGCACTTGTTGGTATGGATGTTCCGATACCAACATTTTGATCGGTTCCAAGAACCGAGAATCCAGTTCCCCCAGCACCAACATATAAGTCTTCCTGAGCACTTAGACGGTTGGATACCTGAACATTTGAATCTAGATTTACATTATTTGTAAATGAATCAAGAATCAAATCTCCACTTCTAGTGTCAATAGTATTCGCAGAATTACCGATTCTGATTTCATCAACGTGTGCCTGTGCATATGCTTCAGATGCAGAACCAAGGTCTAATGTCTTATCTGCATCTGGAAGAATATCACCATTGAAGGTAACAACACCAACTGGATTGAAGTTTGTGATATTAACTGTTCCGCTTGGTGCCTTAAGTTCAAGATTACCAGTATTTGCAATAATTTCTTGGTCTGAACCAACACCAATTCTGATGTTATCAACATACAATTCTGCAAATCTCAGTGATGATGATCCAACAGAAGAACCTTGGTCAGTGTCTGGAACAATTTCATTTACTAACTGAACATCAGCGAATGTTGATACTCCAGTAACACTGAGATTGTCATCAATAACAACAGTTCCTTGCTCAGAATCCAAAACCAGAGTTCCTTCTCTGGTTGAAATTTCATTAGTTCCAGCAACACCAACATTGATTTGATTGATATAGGCAGCAGAGAAATACTTGCTGTTTGAACCAAGAGCAGAACCTAAATCAGTATCTGGTTCTGCACCACCAGTCAGTGTTACGGTGCCCGTAACGGTGGCAACACCCGTTACCGATAGATTATCATCCACAGTGGTTTGACCACTGTTAGAATCGATTGTAATGCCACCAGAAACAGTATCAATTTCATTATCATTGGCAATACCAATCTGGATATTATCAATGGTTGCACCAGCATTAGCATCAATTGCTGCGGAGAAGGTTGATACTCCAGTGGTTGTAACATTCTGGACAGAAAATTCTGTTACGGACAATTCGGTAACAGTTGCAACACCAATTGTTGCATCAGAAGCAGAAATACTGGTGAGTGTCGAGACTCCAAGAACTGTTGCATTATTGGAAACTTTAAGTTCACCTGTTACTGTTGCACCGTAACCAAGAGTTTCGAACTTTTTAGAATTATCATAGTAAAGTTCTACCGAACCCGCTTTATTAAACTGAGCATACTTTTCGGAACCATCAGTTTGCTCAAGAATAATGGCATCATCACCACGTAAGATTAGATTGCCATCACCACTATCTTGAATATAACTATCAGAACCATTGTGATAGAGTCTTAAATCACCATTGGTGGCATCACCAATTCTTAAAACAATATTGTCTCCAAACAGAAGATCCGAACCAAAGTTAACTCCACCAGTAAATGTGGTAACTCCGAGTGTTGTGATACCAGTTACATTTACATTCGTTGCATTCAGATTTGTAACCGTTCCCGTGGTTGCATTAATAGTCGAAACAGTACCAACTCCACTAGCAACGAGATTTACTGTTCCTACTTCGGTACGACCATCAATAATTGCTGGGAATCTTGCACTATTCAGAGTTCCATCATTGATATTACTAGCATTAATTGCAGTAATGCCAGCACCAGAACCAACAAATGATGCTGCGGTTACGATACCTGTTGTTTTAATATTTCCGCGAGTCGAATCAATACCAACACCAGCATGTAGTGGATTATCTGGACTACCACCAACTTGGAAGGTATGTAATGGATTTGTGGTCCCCACTCCAACGGGACCAACATTGTAGATACTGGTATACCCAAGACCAGGATCAACATCAACCCATTGTGAAGTGGGAAGATTATCTAACTGAGATGCATCACCTCTAAAGGTTGCACTGATAATTCCTAACTGTGGAGATATTGTAATTCCTGCCCCAATATGAATCTCATCAGTGAATGTCGAGATTCCAGATACGAACAAAGCACTGGTAGTAATGATACCAGTGACATCAACAGTTCCGCGAACATCTAAATCTGCTCGCGGAATTGTCGTTCCAATACCAACCAGGCTGCCTCTGACAATCAGATCATCAGTATCAACCTGGACGCCATTCCTAAAATTAAATGACTTATTATAATTGGACATTCTTATACTTTTTTAGTTATTTATCGGATAACTTTTCCTCTAGATTCTCGATTTTAGCGTTCAATTCCTTGATTGCTTCAATGAGAAGTGGAACAAGTTTTTCATATTGAACAGTGATGTAATCACTACCCACAGGTGCTGGGCGAACCGCTTCGGGTAGAACACTCTGAACTTCTTGTGCAGAAACACCAACATAATCTATTTCGGTATTGAAACCAAGTTCACCAGCAAGTTCATTGAAGTTATATGTAAAACCATTCAGAGTTAAAGTCTTTTCGAGAGCATTAACAAGTCCAATTCTATTCGTCTTCAATCTATCATCAGAAGCAAATGCCGTAATATCACCCGTTACGGAGAAGTTATTTGTACTTGGATTGTAGAAAATACCAGCATCGGTAAATAAAGTTTCATTCGTTGCCGTAGAATTGTTAGAATCTACGAAGGTAATAAAGTGATTTGCATTAGTGGATGTTGAAACTGTTTTAATCTTATCGGAACCAGTTACCTGACCATTAAATACATCCGCAAAAATGGTTGCGTATCTAACGGAATCGGTTCCGATATTCCAGGTACTATCCCCATCAGGAACAATGTGCTCTGAAGTTAGTGTATTCTCCAGATTAACCGTTCCATCAATATTGACAGTGTGATTGAAGTCAACAGAACCATTAAATGTATGTGAATCACCAGAGGCATTACCAATTGTTGTATTGCCTTCTACACTCAGGGTTCCCTTGATTACGGTATTACCATTATCAGTATCAACCGTAAACTTATCAACATTAGAACCATCTCTAACCTTAAAGAATTCTGATGTACCAGAAACATTCAAAGTATCATTGATGTTTGTTTCACCCGCTACGGTTAGTGTTCCAGAGATATCAACATTATCATTGATATCGAGCAATCCACCAGTGGAATCAAGAACTAGATTACCAGTATTAGTTGAAACCGTATTACCATCAATGGTTACATTGTCAACCTCAAGTGAGGTGTCCATATTAACGGCACCATCAAATTGTGATGTACCATCAACATTCAAATTACTGTCAACATCAAGAATATCGGCAACTCTTACGGTTCCTGCACTGGAATCAAGAATAAGTTGACCAGTTGCTGTATCAATAGTGTTGTCCGATGTTCCATTGGCAATTCTAATTTCACCGATGTGTGCTTCGGAGAATGGTAATGTCGAAACACCAATAAAGGCACCTTCATCAATATCGGGAACAATTCCAGTATTTACGATAATCAGGTCACCAAATGTGGTAACTGAGTTAAAGTTGGAAATTCCAGTAATTGTTAAGTTATCATCGATGGTCGTTGTTCCACCAGCAGAATCAATCGTTAGATTACCCGTTGCCGTGTCAATCTCATTGTCATTAGTGATTCCAATTTGGATATTGTCGATTGTTGCACCAGCATTAGCATCAAGTAAACCTTGGAATGTTGCGATACCAGCAACCAAGAGATTACGATCGAGATAAGTATCAAGATTAACTCTTAGGTTATCTTCCACCCTAACTTCAGTACCATATCCAACGGCACCCTGTGCGGTATCAATTTCATTTCTTACACCAAGAATTAGATCACCAGTTACACCACGAATGGTTCTGTCTGCTGCTTCGGTTCCACCAGCAACACCTTCGGTTGCAATACCGATACCACCAATCCATCCTTCTGCCCATTCAAGACCTTGCTCACCAAGTTTTGCACCCTCGGTGCTGTCTGCCGTGAGAGAAGTATTGAAAATGACGGTTCCGTTGAATGTGGTAATACCAGCAACATTCAAGTCACCACAAATATTGACATTCTTCTGAATGCCCATACCACCAGCAACGGTAATTGCACCAGTGGTACATGAATCGGACTGAGTATCATTCTTTTGTTGAATGAGACCAGTTGTAACAAGATTATCTGTAAGTTTTAGTTCATCATTAATAACAACATTTTCATTGAATGTAACTGGTCCATCGAACTGGGATAGAATCTGGTTTGATTTGCCACCCTCAACAAGGATTCTTTCCTTAACGATAACTTCATCAAATACAACAGAAAGTCTTGAGGGGTCCTGACCAGTAATGGTTGGGATGGGAATATCAAATGTTTGTTGCTTACCAGAAGAAGCAGAATACTTGGTATTACCGATGAAGAAGTCTCCATCGCTATTCATACCAGTATAAACAACCTGACCAGCAGATTTTTCTTGTGCCTGTGCAAGGAAGTCTTCTCTCTCGGTTAGTGTTCTGACCTGAACCTGTGGTAAACTGGTTGAATAGTTACCAGGACCATAACCAAGATATTCGAAGGTATGTCCAGAAGCACGGAGAATAGATGGTCTACGAAGTTCTGCGGCAAGAGGTCTAATCTTCTTAATGACTGAATTTGGCGCATGATTCTGTTTCTGTGTTCCAAGAGTTGCACGAATTGCAGAGATTTCATTAGAGCCAGAACCAGTGAGAGTGCTACTTGCGACTCTCATAATCTCATTATTAACCTTAATGTAACTACCAAGTGGGAATCTTGCGGTAGTTCCTACACCAACGGTTCCTTGCTCAGAGTATGCCGTGATTGCAAAATTAGTAATACCACCAGATGATGCAGTTGTTAATTGATTGACGAGAATACCAGATTCATTATCATAGAAAGTGATTCCTCTTGAACCTAGATTTTCGCCATCAATATCTGATGAAAGGTCATTGGCATTAAAACCATCTTTCAGAATACGATCTGCACTAGAACCAACTTCACTGGAAACCGTGAAGGTCATAATACCAACGGAATCCTTAACAATAAAATCACCAATATTATTATCAGAACTATCAAGAACTCTGAATCTATTACCAGCAACTAGACCATGTGCCGTGTTGGTTGTGATTGTTGTGATTCCTGCGGTTGCATCATACAAACGAGTTCCAATCGATGCAGAAGGACCAATATTAAATACAACTTGATTTTCAAAAATATCTGGATCACCAGCAGTTTTTGCAATCGCAATCTCATTTCTGGAAGGAATTGCATGAATTCTGTATAGTCCATCGGTGACTGTTCCAAGACCAGTAACCTGAAGTGCATTATTAACTGGTGAAGAAATACCAGCAGAATTTATGGTGATTGATGCACCAACAAAACCTTCAAAGTATAGTGTTGCACCATTCTGATAACCAGAACCAGAGGATGCAATTTCAACGGATGAAATTGAACCACCAGAAACTACGATATGTGCTGTGGCACCATTCCAGGTTGTAAAAGTATTCTCATTGAAAAGTCTTACATTGAAGTAAGAACCATCACCGAATCCACTACCAGCAGTCAGAGAATCATATGTAACGATACCATTGAAACCGTGGTCCAACTTAGTTGTAATTGTCGCAACACCAACGGATGTTGGAGAAACTGATGAAACTTCTGGAGTTACGCCAAACTTCTTAATTGTAATATCAACCGTTTCCCTGGTGATGCTCTTTCTCAAATCATTTGTATTAACCTCACCAAGTGGGAATCTCTTGGCAAATGATTTTGCGGCGTTTGGATTATCCTCAACATTGTCTCTATCTTGCTGTGGATAAAGATCAACAACATTTTGTTCGTACTCGTGGTCTGTAAATTCTTCGGTGATTGCGTTTGAAGCATTCAGAAGATAGATGTGGTAGATACCATCAGAAATGTTTTCTTCATATGGTTGAATAATATCTCTTCTGTAAATATACAGATTTGATTCGAAGTCATTTCTTTCAAATCTTGGTAGATTTGTATCTCTTACTGATGGACCAGAGAAGATACCAACATTGTGTGTAACACCGTCTCTATCTTCCGTCGAATATGTAAATGTTAATCTATCAATAACACTATTAACTACGAAATCGCCATTATATCCAGTAACACCCAGTCCTGCAAGATTAGTTGAGGACTTGACATTTTTAATCAGAACACGATCACCAAGATTCAGATCATGTGGTAATTCTGTAACAACAGTGACCGTTCCAGATAGTTGTGAACAAGTACTGATAAATCTTGGATTTCTATTGTACTTAACATCACTTGCACCAATGGTTGATAATGTAAAATCAGAATCGGTAATTGCACCAGTTGTGCTAGATTCTTGGAAAACAAATCCTTCTTGTGGGTCTTTTCCACCTGGAGTTTCTTTTGGAATTACATAACGAACCTTATAAATCTTTTCGTCAATACTTCTATTATCTGGAATTCTCTTGAAGAATGTGACATCGGTTCTTGGTTCACCAAATCCAGCAACACCTAGTGTATTCAGTTGATTATAAATCTCGTTGTTCTGATTTACATATAGGAACCAGTTGTTGTTATTCGGGTCAAATTGTATGGGTGAACCAATTTCTCCAGAATCACGGTCAGAAACTCTAGAGATAACACGTAAGTTACTTCCACCATATAATTTTAGTGGAAGATCATTCGAAGCATTGGCAAACGTGGATGCCAACTTAATTTGTGTTGGAGTTGCAGTTGTAATTACAAAGTAAGTTCTGTTTGGTTCTAGACCTTCTGGTAAATCTGCATCATCACTGATAATGATTACTTTTTCACCTGTTCTGAAGTTATGATTTAATCCAAATGTCAGAGTATCATAATTTGGGGCAGAGGTTAGACTAATAACTTCGAACTCTTTAGATGATGAATTTGAACCAGTTGGCGATACTTGTGCTGATGTGACTTCACTATCAGTCATCAAGATATCGGCACTTGCAATATCAACCGATGCAGAATCTGGTAAATCCAGATAAATCTTATCGTCTTGTCTTGCACCAACTCTGTAACCAGAGATTAGATTTGGTGGTACGTTATCTTCACTATCAAATCCAAACAGATAGAGATGACTTGTGATACCAACGGAAGTGGTTAGACCAACATCAAGTGCAATGTAATCAACATTTGTTTCAGTTCTTGGTACATATTTTGGTGTAATGATATTTGTGATATAACCAGCATCATCCTTATCAAATGCATCTTTCTTAAATCCATCGGCAACCAGTGCAATTTGACCGAAGTTTGAGTTGGAGTTTGTAATAGAAGCATCAGCACCAGATTCTGCACTAAAATGCTTATTGAAACCAATTGCGAATACCGAAACAATCTGTAGAATTGAATCGTTCTTAATCTGAACGTGACCAGATTGCCATCCACTTCTATAGACTGCCTGTTGGTCTAGGTGATATACTGTATCTGAGTTGGTTGATGCAGACCCAGATGATAGTTCGGCACCAGTTACCTTGGTAATTGGGATACCATTATATGTTCTGGTGATTGGATTATATTTAACAAATGCACGGTCATCTTTTTGCAGTGAAACAGCGGTAAACTGTGCAACAACCATTGAACGGAAACCGTCTGCCTTTCTACCATCGGCAAGCATACCGTTCATACCCCATACGGAACGTAGTGAGATATTGAAGATATATGGAGATGCACCCTTAACCGTATCGGTTTCAATTGTGACTGTTCCCGAACCCGATGGGTCTGCAGGAAGGTCATTTCTTACAAATGGTAGCAGATATGTAAATTGCTTTGGTCCAATTACTTCTGCAACAGTTGTTGAGATATTATAATCGTCTACATCAATACCACGAATCTTGACGGGAGTTCCGACATTTAGTTCATGGTCTTCAATGGTGGTGACTGTAATTGTTGGTGAAGGTGTTGCTCCATCACCAGATTGAATATCGGAAATATTAACTGGATCTGCAGCAAATGCACCAACAATTTCCCATTCTGGTCTTTCTTTTGCAAATGCTTCTGGAGCAAGTGGGAATTTCTGTGCAGTAGGAATTTGTCTACCAGAACCTTCATTGAAGGCATTTGATAGTTTCGCATAATACATGTCCAGGTCGGTTTCATTATAACCGCCAGGAACATTTACACCATCAGCATATTCGAAACAAGTCAGTTTATGGTGTGAGAAAGTTGGTTTTGATAGATTTCCTGATCCAGAAGTAAAGATTCTATCATTGGTATAAACAAGACTATTCTCATCAGCATCAAAGAAACTGAATTGCCAGAAATAACAAAGACCAGTTAATCTAAAGATTGCACTATTGGGTACATCTGGGTCAGTTGGGTTTGGAACGTATCTTGGTCTAATACGTGTCTTTCTTAAGTCAAGACCAACAATAGAAGTACCACGAGGAATGATAACACCACCCTCAACACTATTAAACTTGTAGAGAATATTGTCTTCTTGCGTTAAATCGAAATTTGATTCGAGATTTAATGTAAATTCATCCGATGCTGGTGAAGTAATATTTCCATTTGGTGCAACTGCTTCGGCAAGTGCAGTTCCTGTTTTACGAATACCATAACCAGGTCTGTTATCAATTACGTGCTCACCAGGAAATACAAGAATTGTGGTTCTTGCATTATTATCATTATTATTTCCAACTAAGAACGAAAATCTTGCCGCTTCAATCAGTGCCCTCTGAATCGTCTTAAAGGGTTTGGTGAGTGAATTACCCTGATTGGTTATGCTATCAGTTGCATCGAGGTCATTGGAATTAACATATAGAATTCTACCTTCATAGTTCTTGATAAAATTCTCTAGCTTATTAAGAGGCATCGGATTATATGGACCAAAATATTTCTATGTTTTATTTATCACCCAATAAAATCTTCCTCGTCATAAAACGGAATTAAATCTGGTGGTAAATCTTTTGGATTCTCAATCTCAATGTCATCAAAACAAGGGTGCATTGATTCTTGAATCATATAGTTGGAACCACGATACACATCATCTATCTCATAAGACTTATTTTTATTTGCTTCTTCTACTAAATCTCTATCGTAAAGATGACCATCGGGCATCTCATCGAACGTAAAGGGTATTTGTTCGAAAAAGTACATCTTTACGATTATTCTTTCATTGTCATACCAACAGTGCTTCGTTGTAATGGTATACGACATAACATTATAGTTTAATGTTATTTATTTTTCATAGGAACGGGGAGACTTGAACTCCCACGGGCACAATGCCCAACTGATTTTAAGTCAGGTGCGTCTACCGATTCCGCCACGCTCCCAAATTGTAGTGCTGGTTGTGGGGATCGAACCCACCTTAGGCGAATTATGAGTTCGCTGCTTTCGACCAGAGAGCTAAACCAGCACGATGGGAATACTGGGAGTTGAACCCAGACTAAGCCCTTATAAGGAGCCCGCTCTAACCATTAAGCTATACTCCCAGATGATGAACTACTGAGCTTCGTTGTTATTCTCCGTGTATATTCGGACGAGTTCATCATCATAAGGCATCATAACCGCTGCTTTACCATCATCTCCCATAATACCTATTGTTTCTCCTTTCTCTACCCTTTCGAGAAGAGAATCAAAGTTCTCTTCCCATTCACTAACCGTAAATACTTCCATCAATACTCTTCCCCTTGAATAGCAAGATCGGCATATTCGATCTGGTCATCAGAAAGATTTGCAGTTACAACTTCAAGAACGTTCATAAACTCGTTTACGGTTTCACACTCAACCATCTTTTCATTGCCTTCATCGCTCAGGAGAAGAAAGGAGCGAGTGCAAACGTCGATCACGATGCCTTGGACGCATTCAGTGTTGCTCATGGTGTTCCGTTGATTACCCACATATTATAGGGCATCTGGGGTGCCCTGTCAAGGGTTGAAACGCCCCAGCTGGGCGTTGTAATTTTTCTTAACCTCTTTTTCAGTAAGGTTCTTACCATAAATTCTGACCACAGAAATTTTTCCTCTAAAGTTTTGTAGAATGTGGTCCGTGGTAAATCCAACTCTAGTTTCAATGGCAGAAGATGTGATATTCAATTGAGTACTATCTGAAGTATTGTCTATTTTACCATTGACATATATCTTATTTCCAACACCAGATTCTCTAGTACAAATAACATGATACCACTTATTAGTATCAATTATAGTTGAAGAATTAAGATTTCCATTTCCTCTAGAACCAAAACTAATTCTAACAGAGTCTGGATTATACAATTGAACACCATAACCAGAAACAGAAGAGACACCAACTAAAGTTGCACCATTATCGGTTACACTTGATCCCAAATTACTATCATCCGTTAACTTGAACCAAAGTTCAATCGCATACGAACTATCACCAGAATTGATACCACTGCCGATAAAGTTATCACCAATTCCAATATATTGGTTTGAACCAAATTTATTAAATTGTATTGATGGTCCATCGGCATCATAGAGTGGTTTGTTGTATGCGATTGCACTAATATTATTGGTTGAAAGATCTTCAACCGATGTTACTTCATCTAGACCTGTTTCTGGATTTACTTTGTGATTGACCGTATAATCCTTATCAAAATCAAAAGAGAGTAATAGTGATTCTAGAACAATATCTTCACCGAAGGATGAAATATTTGATATTAATGTATCAACTTGAGATTTTCTTGTTTCGACAGCACCTTTAGATTGATTCGAACCCCATCTTCTAACTTCTTCACCATTCTTATCATCTTTGATGATATTCACCTTGGCAAGATTCGCATCTCTTAACTGCCTCAATGAGACTATTTCCTGTGCAACTGAAATAATCGAATTTGCATATCCAACACAAGTTGTTTGTTGTTCTGGTGTTAGTGGACTTAATAGTGATCCAACATGAGATATTGCCGTATTCGGAATATACCTATAACCATTTAGTGCTGCACCAGTATTGTCTTCGGTAAAATTCTCGAATCCTTTTCCATAATTTGATGGTGATATACTAGCGGTATTGATTGGATCAAATGGATTTTCTGCTCCATAAGATTCAATATTTGAGTAAATTTTTACGAGTGCTCTGTCTTCGTACAGGGTTGAACCATAACCACAGGAAACACCGCCGATATTTTCCGCACCAGCAAATGATATAGAAGTCAAAATTCCACTAGTTGGAACTCTATTGGAACAACCAGCGGAAATAGCAGTGGTTACGAGATCAATAATTAAATCTTTTTTACCATTAATTTGTTGATTATAATAATATATTTCTTCATCAAATGGTTCTGCAACATTTTCATAATCTTTAATCACATTGTCTCTTTCTTTCAATTTCTTTTCCGTAACACTATTAACCGAAGGATACGGATCTTTTTCAACAATTGTATTTTCTTCCCATTGACCAGAAGTATTCTGAAATATACTTTTTCTCTCTACAGTTTCTGGTGAAACGATACCACTTATATCTTTTGCAAAATTTCCTGCTAGTTCTTTTTCACTAAAAAGAAAAGTTTGTATCTTATTTGCAGAATTACTTTGCTGGGGAGTTGCCATTATTAATTACTCAATGTTTTTGATTTATTTATTCTAACTCTAAATAATCAAAAAAGAAAGAAATGCCTAGAAAGGTATACAAAAGAACTGGACTTCGTAGAGACAATAATTTAGCAGACTTAACAAGCTCTACAAGTGCATTAAATAATCTTCTGGACAACCTGGTTGATGAACAAAGTTCAACATTTATTTCCGAAGACCTTAATGCAATTAGGGGTATATCATCATTTGGAATGAGTAATGCTCAGTATGGAATTTTTGGTGGAAGTGCTGTAAAAACAACCAGTCCAAGTGGTGTTGAACAATTTTTTGAACCAAAAGTTACATATCAGAATCGATTAGATAAGTTCAGACTGGTTTCTGGAGAACCACGCCTTTTTGGTGGTAGTGGTTTAACTGCAAAATATTATAACCCAACGGAAGTTAATCAGTTTTCCCAAAACATCTTCATTGGTGAACCATTCAAAACAGATAATTTTTGGGAACGGGGAGAATTTTCATATACTGGAAAAATTACACCACAAAGTGTAGACTCTAATGGTGGTGTGGAATGGGAAGGATATTTTATTCCGACACAAACTGGTTCACATACCTTCAGATTATCTAGTAGTGGTTGTTTTACCTTTGATTTTGAGACTGAAGGATATACAAGTGGAATCAATACCTATACAGAAATAAATCGCATTGGAATCACAAGTACTCTAACGGCAAGTGGAACGAGTGGAACTAATTCAATCACACTATCAACGGTAGATGAAGTCAAACATGTTGCAATCGGACAAAGTGTTTCGGCATCATTCATTCAATCTGGAACAGAAGTTACTGGTATTAATAGAAGTACTGGTGTTATCACACTCGAACCACCATCAGGGAATGCAGTCACCTCAAGTACAAGTGGAAATGTAACTTTCTTCAAGACTGTCGGACAGGACACTTATGCGGATTACAGAACATATATTCTGACAAAATATGAAAGATATCATATAAAAATACGTTATTTTATTCCAGAGAATGTGGATGCACAGACTGCAATCCGCACAATGGACGTCAATCATGATCCACCAACGGGAGGAAATCTTGATGATATAAACTTCAAGTATCTTTATCCACTGGATTATGATTTTAGCGAATCTGCAAAGGGTTCCTTTAACTTATTTCTAGACAATTCTATTCTATCTGGTGGTGGAACTCTGGGTGGCAGTGCATCATCAAATGATTATGTGAGTTTGACTTCTTCCAAAAAAGTTGATATTAAGTACAGACCAAAATCATCACTGGCAGACATCACGAGAGCAACGAGAAACGGAACAACCATCAATGGTTCTCCAGTTGTCACAATTTCTGATACGACATCAATAGAGATTGGAACCTATGTATTTGGTTCTGGTATACCAGATGGCACTAGAGTTCAAGAAATTTTTATTAATGAGTTTATAATTCTAGACCAGAATGCAACTGCTTCTGCAACAGTATCTCTAACCTTCATCGATCATCGTGGTTTTGTTAAAAAAGGAGTCGGGAGTATTTCTGGTACGACTCTTACATTAAGTAGTGGAAATACCACCGATTTACGTTCTGGTATGATTGTGATTGCTAGTGGAGGAACACAATACACTGGAATCACCACAACAGGTTCCACCAATACGGTTACTGTTTCTCCGTCACAAACAGTTTCTTCAACCAATGTTTACTTCTACCAATCCAGAGGACTGGCAAATAATAGTTTAGATTTATTTTGTTTACCTTCCGCAACTCGTTGTCTCATTGTAAGTTCGGATACTTCTGCTGGTTCATCAACAATACCAGTAAGTAGCACAACTGGAATATCAAATGGTTGGAATGTCTATGGATTCCAATTTGCCAGCGGAACCACGGTATCATCGTTTACCGCAAGTAGTATTACTATCTCAACACCAACGACAAGAAATCTAGTAACAGGTTCAAACTTTACAGTCTCTAGTAGTAGTGATGAAGAAAAGGGTTTATGTTGTCCTCCAACCGATACCTCTCCACCATTCAACCCAACGGAAGATGGATTGGAAACCGTATCTGGTTCCGAAAATTTAAAAATTGATTCTGGTGATATTGTTTTTGATACTCTGATTGTGAATACGGATGCTGGAGATATTACTAATTATGTTTCTGGTGATACTTCTGGTTCTCGTCTTGAAATAGACACTCCTAGTGGGACTTTTAAAATTCTATGTGTCTAGTAAGAGATAATAAGTTTCATTATTTACAATGATTGGAATCTTATGAGTGAATGCCGTTGCGGCAACTACGGTATCCGATATTGTACTGATTCCACTAATGTTTAGACCATCATAGAATAAAAGTTCCGCAAGAGAAACTTCACTACTGGATGTACTCAGTGCGGTGCCAACCTGAGTCCAAGGATTATTATCGCTTGAAAATGCTCTGGTTGTTCCAATAAAGACCCCAGGAGAATTATCATCTGCCAGACCAGTCAAATTAGAGTTTAATCCTGCTGGATCTTCAATACCAATAGATCCCTCAAATTTTAATTCATCCGTAGTCGTAAGGTCTTCATTTGTTTTATATTTTTTTGTAATAAAAAATTCTGCCGTCTCATTGCTGTCTTGAATTGAGGTGAAAGTATCATTGACACTGCCCGATAAAAAAGAAAATTCCTCATCTAGTTTTTCTGGTTCAATTAAATTGAGTAAATTTTCTTGTAATACATAATCTTTTCGTATAAAATTAAAATCAGATTCGTCTACACTTGAGACTGTAATTGTACTCACACCAGTTGATGATGAATTTGTTGATAATTTAAACTGCGTCTCCCCATCAGAATTACATACAAAATATTCTGTGCCAGGAACTAATGTTGTGGAACCAACCGAAACACTGGTGCTAACTCCAACAATATCATCATTCGTAAATACAAATTCATTATCTGGAAATGAGAAGAATCCATTAGAAAATGTTACATATCCAATTGTTGATATATTTCTTAGATTATTTTGAATAATTCGCAAGTCATTAGGTAAGTTTGGACCACCGAGATTACTCAGTGCCAGAACTTCGTTTGCAGTTTCTTCTAAATTTAAGTCTCTACGGAAACCTTGATTTTGTCTTACCATATCTTAATCGTGAACAATTGACCAACCTTTGGATCTTAAAAGAGTAATTTTATCTAAAGTGTTCTGACCAGAGGGAGCACTATTTGACCTCAGGTTAATTGTAACTCCTCCCCTCTTTACGGAATTATAGTTTGTATACAAATCATCAATAATTTGATTGATTGCCTGTTGTGTCAAACTATTTCCAGATAAATCCATATACCTTAGATAGTATAGTGCCGAGAGAGAACCAGAAGTATATCCAGTGAA